TACAAGACAATGCTGTCACTATTGCAAAAACAACTGGTTTTGGTAAAATTGGTCAAGTTTTACAAACAGTAAAGACAGATACATTTACCTCTACATCTACATCATTTGCAGATATAACAGGATTAAGTGTAGCTATCACACCAACTGCAACTTCAAGTAAAGTTTTAGTTTTTGCACATATAGTTGGTTGTGGTGAAGTTAGCACAAATCATGCAATATTTAGAATTGTAAGAGATAGCACTGCAATTTATGCAGGTGATAGTGCTGGAAGTAGGTCATCTGGATTTCATTCTGGTATTGTTTCTGATACAAATAGCGTTGAAGCTGGTACAGGAATATTTTTAGATTCACCTTCTACAACTTCAGCAACTACTTATAAAATTCAAGGTATTACTGAAGGTTCTACTTTTTTTGTAAACAGAAGTCCAAATGATGGAGATTCAAAAGGTAGAGGAAGATTAGCGTCATCAATAACTGTTATGGAGGTATTAGCATAATGATACATTTAGCAATTAAAAAAATTAATTCTGATGCAGAGTTTACAATTAATGGAGATGATATTAACCAAATTACATGGATGAATGGAACAACACCGATTGCTAAAGAAGATATTGAAGCAATGATTCCAACTGTAGAAAATGAAATCGCACAAGCTGAGCAAAATGCAATAAATAAAAAAGCATCAGGTAAACAAAAATTGTTAGACTTAGGTCTTACAGAAGATGAAATAAAAGAGTTAATAGGAATATAACTTTATGTCGATCAATGTATGTAACAACAGATCGATGGCTTCAATTACAGCTTTACCTTCAGGGGTGAGTGTAGGTACATTAGTTTTGTTATCAACTCAAACAGCAAGCAGTAGTTCAACCATTTCATTTACATCTGGATTAGATAGTACTTATAAGTGTTATATATTTAAATTTATTAATATTCACCCAGCCTCTGACTCAGTTGATTTTCAATTTAATTTATCTGCTGATAGTGGAAGTAATTATAACGTAACAAAAACAACAACTTTTTTTAGACCTTATCAACAAGAAGGTGCTGAAGAAAGTGGTGCACTAGAATACATCCAGGCAGAAGATTTAGCACAAAGCACTGGATTTCAATCTTTAGCAGATAGGGTTGATAATGATAATGATAGTTCTTGTTCAGGAACCTTACATCTATTCAACCCTTCGTCTACGACATTCGTAAAACATTTTATATCTAACTTTAATAGAGTTTTTGGTGATAGTGCAATACAAGCAAATGATTATATGGCAGGTTATGGTAATACCACAAGTGCTGTAGACGCAGTACAATTTAAATTTAGTAGTGGCAATATTGATAGTGGTGTTATAAAACTTTATGGAGTAGCCTAATGTCAATTGTAGCTTACAATGATAGAAGTATTCAGGATGTAACAGAAGTAGCTGGTATTCCTGTAGCTATGGTTTTAATATCATCGGCCACAGCAAGTAATAGTGCATCTATAAGTTTTACTTCTGGTTTAGATGATACATATCCTGTTTATATGTTTAAATTTATTAATATTGATCCAGCTACAAATAACGAAAGATTAACATTTAATTTAAGCATAGATGGTGGATCAAATTATAATGTAACAAAAACAACATCATTTTTTGATAATTATCATGGTGAAGATGGAGCAGGTGGTGTGTTAAGATATGTTACTGCTGGTGATCTTGCACAAAGCACAGGAGACCAAAGAGTTACAGATCAAATTGGTAATACAGATAGTGCTGGTGCTGCAATGATGCATTTGTTTAACCCTTCTGATACCACATTTGTTAAGCATTTTTTTGGAGTTGGTCAATCTGGAAATGGAGATTCTTCTCCGCCTTTCCAGATAAATAACTATTTTGCAGGATATGCTAATACCACCTCTGCAATTAATGCCATTAGATTTCAAATGGGTAGTGGTAATATTGCAAGTGGAACTATTAAAATGTATGGAATAAAGGATTCTTAATGAGCTTAGTTACTTTAAATAATAGAGCAGTTAGATCGGTTACTACTTTTGGATCTGTAGCAGGTGACTCTATGGTTTTTATTAAAAAACTAACAGCAAGTTCTAGTGGTACTTTAAGTTTTGTAAACGGAAGTTCAGATGTTGTTTTTGATGGAACATATAAAGAATATGTTTTTATATTTAACAATATTCATCCTGCAACAGATAACGCTAATTTTAGTTTTCAAGCAGATACAGGAAGTAACACCAATTATAATCAAACCATTACATCTACTTACTTTGCTTCCTATCAAACTGAAGATGGATCTACTGCAGCATTACAATACGTAAGTGGTCAAATTCAACATCAGGGCACAGCATTTCAAACCTTAGTAGATTCAGTGGGTAATGGTAATGATGAAAGTTGTTCTGGTATTCTTCATATTTTTGAGCCCTCTAGCACAACTCACATTAAGCATTTTATAGCAAGATCACATGGTTATAATGGTAGTGATTATTCAACAGATTTATTTTGTGCTGGTTATATTAATACAACAACAGCTTTAACAACAATGCAATTTAAATTTAGTAGTGGTAATATGGATAGCGGTACAATATCACTTTACGGAATTAACTAATAACATAATAGGAAAACTAATGCCAAGATATCATAATATAAACGGTCAACAAGTTCAGTTTACAGCGGATGAAGAAGCTGCAAGAGATGCTGATGAACAAGCATGGGCAGATGCTGCTCCTGCTAGAGCTTTAGCTGATCTTAGAACTAAAAGAAATAGATTATTAACTGAAACAGATTATTTAGCATTATCTGATAATACACTTTCAGATGACATGAGAACTTATAGACAGTCACTTAGAGATTTACCTGATGGTAAAGACACTGTTGAAAAATGTGAGAATGCTACATGGCCAACTAAACCATAATGGCTAAGAAAAAATCTATATTTGGAACAAATAATTTTGTAAAAAAAACAAGAAGAAAAAGACCAGGTCGACATTCAAAGTCACCTAATAAATCAAAAAGAATAATGTATAAAGCAAAATATAAAGGACAAGGAAGAGTATAATGGCAACAACACCACAAACAACACTACTTGAAAAAGGTGCAATCACACCTTCTCAAACAGAACAAACAGGTAGTAATTCTGCAGTTTCTTTAATTCAATCGTTATTAAATACACCTACTCTCCCTCAAGGTACAGCAATTACACCTTCAGGACAAAGTGTACAACAAAATGAATTAATGTCAACTCCAGGTGTTACTGGAACTATTGCTGCGTTAGCACCTACTGCAACTGCACCTGCAGCTGCTACAAGTTCTACAGGAACTTCACAACAAGTCTCTGCAGTAACTCCAGCAAGTGCATCACAATTTAGTGCGGCAACAATTAATACAGCACCTACTATGACAGCTGCTCAAGGAACAGTTACAAATCCTATGACTGCAGCCACTCAATCACTGGCTAATATAGACTCTAGAGCAACAGTTCAAGGTCAATTAGAAAATATATCAACAGATATTCAACAATCATTATCTACAGGTTCACCATTACCTGCATTTGCTAGAGGAGCTGCTGAAGCTGCAAAAGCAACTATGCAATCTAGAGGTTTAGGTGCGTCTACAATGTTAGCAGAAGCATTGGCAGAAGGTATATTAAAATCTTCTGTGCCTATTGCTGCTCAAGATGCACAAGTATATAGAGATACTATTTTTCAAAACTTAGCTAATAATCAACAAGCTGCTGTAATAAATGCACAAGCATATCTACAAATGGATATGGCAAATTTATCTAATGAACAGCAATCTAACTTACAAAATTTACAGGCACAACAACAGCAACTTTTAACTGATAATGCTGCAAGAAATGCTGCATTACAATTTAATGCTTCAAGTCAGAATCAAGTAAATCAATTTTACAATTCATTAAATTCAAATATACAGCAACAAAATGCACAAAGATCTGATGCACTAACTCAGTTTAATATTGCAGAAGAAAATAAAGTCGAAGCCTTAAATGCTAAAAATGCTACAGCTATTGCTGATGCAAATTCACAAAGACAAGCTGCAATTAATCAATTCAATTCAACACTTGAAGATCAGAGACAAAGATTTAATATTGAGAATCAAAGAGTAATAGATCAGTCTAATACAACTTGGAGAAGACAAACTAACACTGCTAATACAGCTTCTATTAACGCTGCTAATGAAACAAATGCAATGAACTTATTAAATTTAAGTAACTTTGCATTATCATCTTTATGGCAACAATGGAGAGATGAAGCATCATGGGTTAATTCATCATCAGAGAATGAATACAACAGAAATCATAACTTAGCAGTAGCTGCACTAGAAAGAACAACAGCTTTTGATTTACAAAATGAAGCACAAAAAGCTGCACTTTATGCTATGCTTGGTCAGTTTGGTATGAGAATATTTGGTGAAGTTTTAGATGAATCTTAATTTAGGAGATAATAAATGGCAAGAAATGTAAAAAATATATTCGATAACGCCTCTAGAAATATTGTTAGAAATTTTAGTAATACGTACAGTGTAACTGGTGGAGGCGATGATGATCGTTCTGGTGGTAGATATCCAAGGGAAGTAGAAAAAGAATATGAACCACAAAAAAAAAGATCAACACGACAAAAAATATCTGATGTTTTAAAAGGAAAAGACAAAGATCAAGGTAGTATCTTACAAGCATATAAAGAAATGAAACAATTATCTGAAATTAAAAAACCATTTTTTGGAAATAAATTAGTAGGATTAAGAAATTATAGACCAGGAATGGCTCAAGGTCCACGTAAAGTACAGGTACAGGATCCAAAAGCTATTAGAAAAAGACATAATGATAGAGTTAAACAATTTCTGTATGACAGAGCAATGATAGGTAAAGCATAATGAGACTTACATCAGACACAACAGGACTAGCAGATCTAGATCCATTTAATGCACCAGTTCCTGGTCAATCTTTAACAGACACACCAGGAAATTATCCTTGGGAACATCCACCAAAAAATACAGATGTTGAAATGTTATTAGAAAATTTATTTACAAAATTAACTCAACCTCAGTCTGTAGAAGAAATTGTAATTATGTTAGATGCAGGAGTTCCTGTTGAAGCAATTGCAAGAGTAATTACATTTACAGGTTTTGCTGAAGGTGAATTTAATCCTGATATTGGATTTACTATTGTTGAACCACTAATGGAAATTATAACTGCAATTGGTATCAAGGCAGGTATTAAAGATTTAAAAATATCTATATCAGATATTTCTAATAATGAATTTAAAGATAATATGACACAATTAAAATATGCTAATAGACCTTGATTATTTTCAATTTGCATTGGCTGTTCTTCCATGCCATTTTTTTCTAA